TGATTCAAAACTAATATCATCAATTATATTCAACTGTGAATTAACATAGTATGGATGCCCTTTAAATTCTGCTATGATGTCTTTAAGAATATCTATAGTATCAGATAGTACATCATTTTCGTTTGATTCGTCTTTGTTAACTAAGTCAAAAACTCTTACCTCGAAATCTATTTCAAAAGTCTTATAACCGTTATCGCTTGATGGCATTGAAGCGGTTACGGGGTTAACCCATAATACGGGGTGCATATTTGCTTCTACTCCTATTTCCCAACTATCACCAATTCCAAAGTGGTTAAGTTGATAGTGTCTAGTAGCTATATCCTTCCATACAGATACTAATTGATTTATCGTTTGTATTTTCATATCTTATCTTCTTTTCGGATGCCCTTGATTATATTCGTTAAATTGTTTTTCGATCTCTTTCCATTTTCTAGTCTTCATTGCATTTTCAAGTATATCAAAGTTCCCGTTTACATACTTCCAATAGTCAGCCTTAGAAAATACTTTCGCTACTAGTTCGCCTCTTGCTCCAATCGTTGCAATTACTTTAGTACCGTTAACCATTTTACCAGTATCTACGTGTCCCTGCCTTCTTATCTGTGTTTTTAGTACACCCGTTAAAGCATTACTAATCTTTCTTAGTTGAACTCCATTAATACCTTTCTTACGTTTAGCAAATTTAAAACGCTGTGCATTTGTTAACCTAGCTTTGTAAGTATAAATATGTATTAACTCTCTATCCATTTATTTATGTTTGTTCATCATCTCTTGACGCTTTCTTAATCGTTCTTGATACTGATCGCGCTCATGCCAATAACTCAAAGTATTTAAAGCACTAATATAAGTAACCTCATAAACCTTGTTAAACTTTGTTATGTCTCCCCCTGCTAATCGTTCTATAATACTAAACCACTTCCAACGATCGCTAAACTTCGGTGCGCTTGGTTGGTTCTGTATCTCTTCTTCATCTTGCTTATTGCTAAACAAAGCAGAATAATTATACATAATCACCTTACGCCAATCGAAAAAAAAACACTCATACCTAAAACGTCCTCAATTGATAAGCTGTTTTTAAATAGTTCTATTCGTTCAGTACATAAGTTACTATCAAAGTCTTCGTCTAATGGTCTTAAAATAACGCTTAGTATCGTTGGTATAGCTTCAACCGAATCTAAACCACCGCTTTCGATCATCTGTTCAATACTTACATACTCCCCAACTGTTAACTCGTTTAAGTTAGCTGGTAAATGATAATCAATCTTATCAACCTTAACTACTTTATTATCTAGTTGCTTAGGTGGTGTATTCATAAAAGACATTTGACCAACTATGTTATTTAAATCAGTTGCTTTAATGTATTCAAAAATACTTTCTATGTCTTCATTACCAAAGATTCTAAGCATATGAATATAATACTCAACCTCAGATTTATAACTATCTATGTCTAACTTAGACAATGCTATAAATTCGCCTAGTGTTACGTCTGCCCATTCAGTCGGTATAAGTATCTCTTTATTCATTATCTTAATATATAATCTGTTTACAATTGTTTTAAGCCATTCTAATAAAGTTCCCTAATGTATATTCGAAAATCATTTTATAAGCCATAGCATCGGCAAAATCGGGGGAGTGTCCTATTATCTTCTTTTGTTCGTCTTTAGAATTGATTTCCATTTTACTCTCTGAGGTTTCGCGTACCTTCCTTTTAATACAAAGTAGTTCACCCTCTAATTCTTTTTTATATTTATTAGTCTTTATTTTAATCTTGCCATCCCTTATAAGTTCACCTAGCTTGTAATAGAGTTGTGATTTAAGATTCTTATAGTTTTCATTCTTGAGTGCTTTACCGTTGTTAATAATAGCCTTAGCAGTTCTTAGATACTGTTTAATGTATTGACCTACTCCATCACTATCGTAAGCGATGTATCTAGTTTGTATATCGTATTGTCTAGCTGTGTCTTTTATCTTGTCTAGTACTACTTCATCCTTTCCGACTTTAATAATATCTAATATATCGTTACCTTCCCACACGAACAATACGCAACCATCTTGCTTAAATGCTACATCGACAGATAAAAAACGTGTAGTACTTTCGTTTCTATTTATAGAATGATCGTACATTTCTAAGATGTCATCAGAGTTAACCAAACTATCAGGGTCGTCTTGTGCTTCCCAATTACCCATTAACAAACGGCTAACTTCAGAAGGTGATAACGTACGTTTTAAATTCTCAATGTAACTAGCTGGGAGGTGTGGGTTATCTAAAGCGGTTGCATTAACAAACTTACGCCACTTAGGTAGAGTATTTTCTTTATCAGCCAAATAGAAATCATCATATAGAAAGTTTCGTGACGGGTTACACGTCATTATTAAAACGGGTTTAACATTGTGGGTTTCGTTCTTCCACCTCCCAATCCTACTTTGTAAAATCTCTTTACCTCTTCCGCTTGTTTCTCCTGCTTCATCTATTACGGCAAAAGTCAATAATAACCCTCCTAACCTTGTATAGTTTGGATCTGATGGAATGTGTCTAAGTTCTTGGAATACTATTTCACTACCATTGTAAAACGTTATCTTTCCTTCAATGGGGTTGTATCTGTAATGTTCTTCTCTATTCAATCCAAAGTCGGGGAATACTTCACTAAGTAATGTAACTACAGTAGTCTTTTTTAAGGTCGTCAACTCATTTCTACATAGTCCAACTCTTATACCTTGATACTGTAAGCATTTAATAGTCATCAACGCACTAATCAAATACGTTTTAGACGCTCCAACACCACCACCAAAAAGGATTTCAGTAGTTAATTCATCTTCGAATAGTTCGAAAACTTTATCCTGTTTTATCGTTGGTGAAAATTCGATGTTCACTATGCGTTCTTATCAGGTTTATTATAATTGATTGTAACGCCTTTGTGGGTCACTTCTTGTTTAACTGAAGCGTAAGCATCAATTACTTTACTGATTTGATCTATCGCTTTTAAAGATATGTTATGGTTTTTATCTGCTTTAGTTTGTTCTAATATTAATTGTAACTCCTCAAGTACTTTCTCTCTAGTCATTAAGGCTTTTTTATCCATCTTTTCTTCCATTGCTTTATTCTTTTTATCTAACATACTAACAACATAAGGGTGCTTCATAAGTCTATACGACTGCGATTCGATTGTTTTGTCGTTAGTAGTATCAAAAACTCTAGCATAAGACTTTTTTGCATCGTAAGAAGTTAAGTACAACTGAATAAACCTATCATACTTTTGCTTCTGACTAATCGAAACTAACCCATGCTTAATTAATATAGGGTTCTTAATCTCCATAGTTATCTAAATAGTATTTCTTAACCTTGTTAAACACCATCCTAATTACTGAAGGGCATTTTTGACAATGGTTTGTATTATCATTAAATATAAATCTATTCAAAGCGTAAAGCCTTGTTATTTTATCACCGCTTACCTGGTTGAATTTCACAACCTCTTTTAGTTCTTTTAGTTTTTCTTCTTCTGTCATAATCCTTTTGCTTTTAGTTTCTTTAAAACGTTCTTAACGTTCAAAGCTGAAATATAAATACAATTAGATTTAGATATTAGCTTTCTAACTTTTGAATAATCACGACTAATAGCGGTGTACCAATCTATATCTATTTTTTCAAAAATGGCAACCTCAATAGTTTTATCTTTTAAGTTGACTTCATAAAGTGTATGTCCTTTACTTGGTCTAACCTCTCCTATCTTTCTAGATTCTGTTAACTCTTTTTGCTTCTTAACGTTTTCTATATTATCTTTTTTATCGTTGTCTATCTTCATAGCTTAATAGGTGTTGAAATTAAATACTTATCTATACAAAAAGCTATCAAACTAATAAAACCGCTTAAAGGAATATCTCCCCCCGTATAGATTAGACTAACCCAAAACGAACAACACATAAGACAGTCTATAATTTTAAGAGGTATCATTAACATGTATTTAGGGTAATCCCAAACAGATACAAACTCATTAACAAAATCATCGTAATGACTAATCAAAAATGCAACACCTAAAACGTTTATTATCTCAATCATAACGTATAATAATATATAAGTTTTTTATTAATGTTTTCTATTTCAGCTTCAAACATCTTGACAATTTTAACCCTGCTACGCGTAACTGTATTATAAATTGAAGTACTCGGAATATCTAACATACTTGCTAAACCTCTATAGGTATTTTCATCATTGTAATACATTTCAAACACCTTCTTATCATAGAATGATTTTGGATTAACTAAAAGTTGTTTATCTAAATGCTTGTTAATGTCTTCAATTAAGAATTGATAATCGTATTCTATTTCCTGCAATAGTTCATACTTTTCTGTATTGTCTTGCTCTCTTCTAAAGTCGGTTTCTTGTACGTATTCACTCCCTAATGGTTTTCGGTAAGTGTAATAGTATCGGCTGTTTTTACTTTTTAGGTTGTTTCTAATGATGACATATAAGTATTGTTCCATCTCATCGGCTTCGTATATCTTATTCATCTTAGCTAAGTTTTTATCAGCCATTATTAAGTAAAGATCTTGATAGAAATCATCGGCATCTCTAAGGTTAGGAATCATTTTTAAGATAAATTTATTCATCAACCTGCTTCTATTATCCGTTAACCATTTGAATATCTTATCCATTATTTAAGCTTTGGAGTTATGCCGTATTCTTTGAATAACTTTTCTAAAGGCTTGGTAAAATTACCCTTATAACAAGGTAGTTTTACCCATTCATAAAAACTATGATCTTCTATTTTTT